GCTCGGGAGACTAGGCTTCTGTAACCTTTCTTAAAAGAGGACGTCTATGCCATCACAGCTAATTAGCAATAACTCTTCATATCCGCTTACGTATACTTATAGTAGCGGTGCTACTACTACTTACGTAAACAACTATGTCGGTTATCGCCGTAGTCGTGTATGGTCTCAGACTCCAAATTTTAAGAAGACCGCTCGTCGTTCATTAACGACGTTAGGTTACACAGATGAGACTTGGGTCAATCGAATTGGCTACACCACCGTCAGCCTTCCGGCTTTGAATGGTGGTTGCAAATCCGTTTATCCCCTAGGTCCCTTCTCGGTCTATCCTACTGTTACTGATGCTCCACTTACCCAGTTATGGGATAATGTGGTGACAAAGGCGGCAAATAAAGTAGGAGCCTACACCGTTGATCTTGGTGTAGCCGCGGCTGAAGCTCATAAAACTAGCAACATGATTCTCAGTGCTGCTAAGGATATAGCTAAAGCCGGCTTGGCCGTTCGTCGTGGTGATTTTGCAGGTGCTGCTCGTACCTTGGGTATCCGTACTCCAACTAAAGCCCGCTCATCTCGTTCCTTCCATAATAATTGGTTGGAGTATCGATATGGGTGGCGTACGCTGGTTATGGATATCGATGGTGCGATGAAAGCTCTTGCTGAATCTTATATACAGAAGCCCCCTATGATGGTCGTAAAGGCTGTCCAGCGGACTTCTTATAACTCGACAATCCCTAGTACACGTTTGGTTTTGTCCGATGCTCTCGGCGCGGGTGATGCTTTGGTAGTACGGTCTTATGACTATTCCTACGAAGCTTCAATCGTTTACCGTTTCACAGTTCAAAACCCTTACTTGACTAGTGCAAACAGTCTAGGTTTAGTCAACCTTACTACGACTGCTTGGGAACTGATTCCATATAGTTTTGTTGTTGATTGGTTTGTAAATGTCGGAGACGTTCTCCGAAATTTAACAAGCTTCACTGGCAAAACTTTTGTGGATGGTTCAAAGTGCCTAGTTGGAGAGATCTCTTGTCTGTCCTCAGCCGATAGTTATCGGGGAAGGGTCACGACAGGTGTCTATACGCCTGGCATAGGCCCGAAAATTTACTCAATGAGTAAGAATCGGATTTTCTCTCGTACTAAACTCAGTTCCTTTGTCGGTGTTACTCCTCGATTAAATATCGAGTTGAACACTGGCCGCGTAACTGATGCTGCCGCAATGTTGCTGCAGCGCTTTCTCCGTTAAAGGAAAATACTATGGCCGCAGTTGCCACCCTCGTGTTGCTGAATAATGCCGCCGCTAACGTTAACTTTCTCCCGGATACTATCCGCACTGGCGAATATGCCAAGTATGCTGATCGTACCCAGGGGTCGTTCGTTGGCACGGCTTACGCAAGTATCACGCGTAAAATTAATCCGCAACCCACCGGCGTACGTAAGATCCAAGCCAAGCTTGTGGTCCCTACCGTCGATGCTACATCGGGTCTCCTGAAGTATCAGGGCCTGGGTACGGCTGAACTTGTCATGCCGAACGGAATGACCCTGCTTGAAAAGCAGGAGCTTTACGCTCGTTTCAAGTCGATGATTGCTAATGCCGTTTTTGGCAATGCAGTCACGACTGATGACATGCCTTGGGGTTAATCCCCTAAGGTGACAGCTACTAATCGATCATTCGCTTAGTATATCCCATTAGAATGGAGATACGTATGATCTCTCGCAAAGAGAAATCATTCTTGAAAGTAGCTAAACAGCTATCTTCTAGAATCCAAAATATTAGGTTATCTGATGATAACCTATACCTGATCACTTCCGACCTCCTTGAGGATCTGGATACACCAACTTCTTTAGGTCTCTGGATGTGTTTACAGGCTAACGACGTTAAAAGCGTTATTAGCCACGAAATTAATCCTAGAGACTTTCTGGAGTCTGATGTAGACATTTTCCGTCGTTCTTATCAAGCTGTCTCCTTTATTAGGAAGATGGCTTTTAAAGTCGACGGGATTGATCCTCAGGCCACTGCACATTTAGCCTTCACGCAAGGTGAAGACTCGTGCAGAGAAGCGAATCGCAACTTTAGAAAGTATCGATCGGATCCACTTTGCGTGGACCGGCGTGTACATATGATATTTCATTATATGACACGTGACATATCGGCAATCTTAGGCGGTTTTTCTCCTTCTCAGTGGATGTTAGCATGTCAGTTCGGACCAGGTGCTGCAGCTGGGGCTCCTGGATCGTCTGCCTATGATAAGATGAGGGCAGCTCCCCTAGTTACGGGGGAGTTTGCATTACTCGGTGCCGCGCTAGTTAACACTAGTCCGGCATGGGTAAGTTCAATTCGCAATGCAAGTTTGGACTTCTCTGACGATTTAGATATCAGAGTTGATCCGATCACGCAACACGAATTGCCTACTACCCTTGGTGGAAAATACAACCAAGTACCGAAGAGCGCTAAGACAAATCGCAATATTGAAGTTCAGCCGAATATGAACGCCTATGCCCAACTTGGGCTCGGTCGGATGATTCGTCAGAAGTTAAAAATTGCGGGTCTAGATCTCGTTAAACAGGAATCCAAAAATAAGGATGCTGCCTATCGTGG